GCGCAACTTCGGATATAATCCCTGTGAGACACGGAGAGATGGCCGAGTGGCTGAAGGCGGCGGTTTGCTAAACCGTTATAGGGTCAAAAGCTCTATCGGGGGTTCGAATCCCCCTCTCTCCGCCACGCAGTCTACGCTGTTTAGTTTGTTTAACTTACATCGATACAAGACCCCGCTTTTCGGGCCATTTCTGCAAGTTTCTTCCATCAGAGAATTTCTCCAGTTACCGGAATCTAGCCCGATAATAGGCCTTTTCTCTGACCTGATCATCGAAGGTCCGGTTTTTGCAAGAGGTCCAAAAGAGAGTTCTTTGGCCGATGCTTCTGAATGCACAAGTCCAGGTGCTGTGCTACTATTTGTGCATTCCGTCACGTACCGCGAAATGGCAAGTTTTCAATCACTTATCGACGAATACGCTTCAAGTCTTGAAGGTTTGACAGGGGTAGACTTCCAGGCTGAGGTGTGCGCGCCTACAGACCTTTATCATCGGATTCCAAACAGTCCCGTCCAAACCCCAAGGAGATGCCGGGCTGGATGCCTTTTCGGACCATGGCCATCGCGCTTATTGCTGCTACGGCCCTGAGCTCAGTGCATTCAAGAAAGACAAAGACCGGGTAGGCGCAATTGTCGATAAGTTCCGAAAAGACCTTCGGCGACTCTATGAATTGGAGTTCAACAACGAAGTACTGCAACACTATGTCAGCCCGGAAATGGAAACGATTCTCCCGAAGGGGCGGAAGATCAGGCAAATTGAATTATTGGTGAACTGGTTCGAGAGCCACAGGGTCTTGAGTCCTATCCTCAGCGCGGCTGAGGAATATGAGAAGGTGAGCCAGGGTCGATATGTTGAGGGGAATGCCACTGTCATCGTGGTGGGACCCAAGGACTTGGCGAATCGTTACGCTGTCGATGAAGTGACGATCATGCGAGCGCGCCAAAGGGTCTTCCTTCAGAGAATTCAAAAGAAGGCGCAGTCTGTCGTCCTTACAAGCACTGCGAAATTTGATGAGAAGAAGGAGATTCTCAAGGAGCTGTGCCCAGAAAAGGCCGAAATTATTGATGCGCTCTGGATTCAACTTCAGAGTTCGTGGCGGATGGCCCTTGCGTTTGAGCAAGAGCTGGATGACACGCTTCCCAATCTCCACCGGGATCTCGAAGCCAATCGAGCCCGTATTCTGCAGAAGGTCCTCATGTTGATGCTGAGTTCACCGGCCCCATGGGAACAGCTCCTGCGGTCAACCGAATTTGCGACCGAAATATTGCGGAAGGACTTTGACACTCTATTCGGAACAATAGTTGAGGATCTGAGCAACGGAGAGGTTGCGCGCCTCGTCGGCGAATGCCCGATTGGGTGGAAGAGGACGGCTTCAAATGCCTGAAACACGCCAGCCTATCCATCAGCTAGCTGCCCTGCTGCAGGATGGCAAAGCAGAGCCAGTTATTGTGCCTGCGAGGCTTGCACCGTCAGCGATCTACGATGTGGAGTATCGGACGGCAATTGTGGCCTTGGTATTCGAGCGGTTCGCGAAGCCCGCTGGGCCCGCTGGGCACCGGCAAATCTCCTCTGCTCGGCTGAAGCTGCTCCAGTTCATCACGCTTCGACCGTGGCTATTGCCGGCAGTTCGGCAGTGGAGCAATGCCGGTAAGCAGAGTGGTTTTGCATTTGGCCATCCTATGCGTGTTCGAAGAGGCTTTCTCTCAGACTCGGCCCATGACGATGTAATCAGCTATCTAGTCGCATGCGGACGACTCGCGCGACTAGAAACTCAAATCGCCAGCGGAACAAGTGGCGGAGCACTGAAGGAAATAGCCGAATCTATCGCAGAACATGAGCTCTTTGCAAGCGAGCGAGGTGCGATCGAGCAACTCGCAGATATCAGAATAACCAACGAGATGCTGGGGGGCTGGTGATCTATCTAGCAAAGGTCGAAGTGCGCGGTCAGGCGGAAGCCGGAGAGTTCTCCGGCATCCTCACGTTTGCACCCGGGCTTCAGGTGATTTCTGCCCATAATTCCTACGGCAAATCGCTAGCGGTCACGGCAATCGCTTGGTGCTTGGGTCTTGAGCCGATATTCGGGAATGCTGACAACGACCCCACTCGGCTGCCCGAAGCAGCTCGCGGATATGTGGATCTGGATGGTCACGCAAATAGCCGCGTGATTTCGGCGGAATCGAGCATAACCATACGAGATGAAGCCGCGCGTGAACTGGTGATCACACGCGATATCAAAGGTGGTGACTTAACCTCCGTGAAAATCTGCGAGAAATACGCCGATGGAGAATCGAGGGAGAGCAGGCTCATTGCACGGCGCAGAACGATGCAAGACGAACACGGAGGGCTCCAGCGCTTCCTATTCGAATGGATGAACTGGCCTCGTCTGAAGGTTTCCACCTATCGCCCAGGAGGATCGGAGATTTATCTAGAGAATCTCGCGCCGCTGTTCTACATCGACCAGAACGAAGGGTGGTCAAACATTCAGGCGCTTCAAATCGCCCGGTATGGGCAGCAGGAGATCAGCGAAATCGCAGTGGAATACCTACTCGGAGCGCTTGATGCGGTTCGCGCTCGGGTTATGCGCCTAGAGTCGGAACAGCGCGCCCGGGAACTCAAGGAAAGCGCGCGCCTTGTTGCCGAGCAAGCCTTGGACACAATGATTAGGCGGGGCTGGCGCATCGATTGGTCTGGCTACGGCAGCCTCAAGGAAATAATCTCCAGGTGGAGTGCGCGCAAGTTCCGCGAGGCACTTCAGGAAGCCGCCCACGTCGACATAGATGCGCGCACAAAGGTCGTCAGAGCGAGGAGCGAGGCGCTTAGGAACGCGCTTACGAGCCAACCCATCGATGAATCTGATACTTCGGCTTCAATCACGGCATCGCAGAAGGCCATCTCGTTAAAGGAGCAGCGGCATTCGCTGAACAGGGATCTGAATTCTCTGCGAACCCAGCAGGAACAAGCCTCGATTCTCCTGGATAGCTTGGAGCACAGGATTGCTGGAGCCACAGATTTGCTGCGTCTCAAGAGATCAGGCGTCGGAAGGCTCGATCACCTCGAATGTCCGACCTGCCACCGGGATATGGACGCTAGCATCTTCGGATTGACCTCGCAAACGCCCGAGTCCGTCGAAGCGCACACAGAAGCCCTTAGGCGCGACCGGGAGCTTATTAAGAGGAATATTGATTCGCTCATCGCCAACATCGCATCAACAACCGCCAACATTGCTGAGGTCGATTCACAACTCCGGGATGCGGAGCGGGCGCTGATTACGGTCACGAACGCGGTTGGACCGGCCCGCGAGCAGATCGCCGCGACCGCCTCAGAGCTTTCAGCGACTGAGCGAGAGCTGGAACGGCTCACCGATGCATCCAAGGAGATTGACGAGATTCAGGCCTCGATCGACCGCTGGGTTGCAGATGCAAGGGCATTTGAGAGTGGCATTCTTCCTTCCCCTGATATCGCCGAAAGGAAGATCACCTTCACGGATGAGTTGAGACGCTATCTGATCGCTCTCGGACATAGCGCGGTGCAACCGCACAATGCGTATTCGCTCTCGCTGGATGACGAGTATGTTCCTTTCATGGAGGGCCGCAGATTGCGGTCGCTTGGGTCGGCGAGTGATCAATCCCGGCTGATTGCAGCGTACAGCCTCGCGCTGGCTGCAACGTCAAAACAGATGCAGGGCAAGCATCCTGGCTTCGTCGTGTTGGATGAGCCGCTGCAGCAAAATCCAGACGATAAGCATAAGAAGCTGTTTCTCACGTTTCTTGAAAAGCAACTCGCCCAGCAATCGAAGTTCCAGACCCTAATATTCACTTGGCTATCGGACAAGCAGATTAGCGACCTTCGGAAGCAGAACACGACGGTGATCACACCCTCGGGGCAACATTTCCTTCAGCTGACGCCGAAGATGGTGGAGCTCTCTACCCGACTCTCTCAGACCGTGCGCCACGCACCAGATCGATCCCGATAAGCGTGCAACTGGCCTCGGCCAGACAGGATGAAACGAAACAGTATTTGTTCCTTGGGAGTCAGCTAAGACTGAGTCATTCGAGGCACACCATTATGCATTAGCGGAGTTTAACTCTTGCATGCCACGACCATCTTCGCGTTCTGCTCAGCCCAGCTGAGCGGAACGTCATCGAGTAGTGCGGCCAGCGTGACCTCTGGCGCCTGCCGGCCTTTGACGATTGCCTCCACAATCTCAGGCGCCAGGAATGCGCTCTGGATGATCCGGCTGACGTAGCGCTCATTGAGGCCGGTAGCTGCGGCAATCGCCCGTTGATCTTTGTATTCTCCGGCGATGATCTGTCGCACCCATTCGTGAGCACGGCTGAGGGCCTTGATTAATGCTGGCACGGCATTGTCTGGAGACCGGTCTGCTGACTGCGATGGAATGACCAGCCGCATTTCGCCGCCGCAACGCTTCAGTCTGGTCTCTATCGTCAGGACGATTGGCTGGTGGTTAAGGTCATTCATTGCGTCTTGCGTCTGAGGATCCGTGCGGTTGGGCGCGAGAAGCTGCGCGCGCAATTTGGCCCTGTTGATTTGAATTTCGACCGATCCTTGATGGACCAGGATGCGGGCCACGATCGTCTCCAGCATCTCACTGAGACTCGAGGGCGAATTCCCATCCAGACGCTTTGAGTACCCCACAGCAGCCTCAATCAGCGTTTGGGTGGTCGCCAGATCATCGTCAGCATCGGCGAGAGCGCTGACCACTTGGTCCGCCGATGCGAAGAAGCTCTTGAGCTCGTTTAGGACCACTTTTTCTATCTCTCGCGCCGGAATTCTGCCGGGTTGGACTGATGCCGAGGCTGCGTCTTCGATGACTCTCTGCGATACGTAATACCGGTACCGCTTGCCACGCTTGACCGCATGGGACGGAGTAAAGCGGTTTCCGTCTTCGTCGTAAAGCAATCCGCGCAGAAGGCTGGGGGCGTTGGCGTTGGTGCCGTGGCGGCGGGCACGAACGTTTTCAGCCATCAGTGTTCGCACTCTCTCCCACAGTTCGCCATCGACGACGGGCGAGTGCTGTCCTGGATACGATTGTCCCTTGTGCGGGATCTCTCCCAGATAGATCCGGTTCTGCAGGATCTTGTAGAGGGCGCCCCGGGAGTATGCCGCTCCACCCGAGCTGCGGCCCGAGTGGCCGACCCGGATCTTGCTCTTCACCCCGCGCTGGTCGAGGTGTGCCTTCAACTGTTTCACACAACCGAATTCGAGATAAAGCCGGAAGATCTCGCGGACATGTTCGGCTTCCTTTTCATTGAGGATCAGGTGGCGGTCTTTGAGGTCGTAGCCGAGCGGGACCATCCCGCCCATCCACATTCCCTTTCGCTTTGATGCGGCAATTTTGTCGCGGATGCGCTCTCCCGTCACCTCCCGCTCGAACTGGGCAAAGGAGAGCAAGACATTGAGGGTCAAGCGGCCCATTGAAGAGGTGGTGTTGAACTGCTGGGTGACGGAGACGAAGCTCACGCCGCGAGCATCGAAGACCTCGATGATCTTGGCGAAGTCGGCCAAACTACGTGTCAGCCGATCCACCTTATAAACGACAACCGTGTCGATCTTTCTGGCTTCGATATCTGCCAAAAGGCGTTTGAGGCCGGGCCGCTCCATCGAGCCACCCGAATAGCCTCCGTCATCGTAATGGGTGTCGATAGCGCGCCAGCCCTCCTGGTGCTGGCTGAGGATGTAGGCCTGGCAGGCTTCGCGCTGGGCATCGAGCGAGTTGAAGGATTGCTCAAGCCCTTCCTCGGATGATTTGCGGGTATAGATGGCGCAGCGGATGGAGCGTCTCTGCAAGGTACTCATGTGCGGTGTCCCTTGAGACCGAAGAACAGTGGCCCTGACCACCGGGTGCCGGTGATCAACCGGGCTATTGCGGAAAGGCTCTTGTAGCGTTCTCCGTTGTACTCGAAGCCGGCCTCCCCTACGGTAACGTGGTGCGTCTGACCCTCCCACTGGCGAATCAGCCTGGTTCCCGGCTTGATCCGCAGCGGATCCCTGCGCTGCGCCGCGGTCTTCCTGGAATCCCGATGGAAGTTTGCGGCCAGTTCCCGAAGGCGGCGCTTGACCTCCGGCTTCAGACCGCCATAGGCCTGCTCCTGCAGCTTGTAGGCGAGCAACGGCACCAGGAGCTGCTTACGAACGTGGGGTGGCGGGGCCTGTTTCAGGACCCGCCGCCACTTGGCCTGCAACTGGGCCAGATTCATCTTCGGTAGTGCTGCAATCTCGACCTCCAGCGTCTCGGACACCTGCGAACCTCCTCTCCGGTGTCCACATTTCCGCTCTGTTGGGGCGGGAAGTCAAGTCTTGTTTGGCCTCTATACGCACGAAAGGCCCCCCGGTGAGCGACCGATCAGTTAGCCGCTCGCCGGAAGCAAAGAGTCAAGCGAATTATGGGCAATGTGAGAGATAAATTCTGGCAACTGGGCAGATGACCAGCAATCACCCAGCTTCACTCAAACCAGGGCAGCATCTGCAGAAGGAGCGCCACATCTAGCAGGTTTCGTACACCCGAATTGGCCAGCGAAACGGGTGATTGATGGGCGGAAATGAATATCTCTCCAAGACATCCAGTGCCTGCGAGGTTGAATCCACTTGATCGTCATGCTTGGTGCCGGGAAAGCCCGTAATCTCCTGTATGTATTCATCGAGCCACGGCGCCTGTTTAGGCAGGTATACTCTGCCATTCTCAAATTTGACCGACTGCTTAGCCAGGCGCATCAGTTTGTCGCTGCCCTGTTGGGGGTTGTAGGCCTCCAGGCACCAGATGTATTCAGACTCGAGTTCCTGAATCAGCGATGTTCCGGAGCCCTTGTCCTCAATCAGAAGTTTGATCGGGTCATATTTGCGGAAAAGGTCAAGGACTGCACGTTTCAGATCTGGGAAATTCAACCGTTTTCTGAACACGTCAAGCAGATAGAAGTTCCCCTCGCGCGTTCCCCAGGTTGTGCAGACACTGTAGTCGTTGAACTCGCCGCCCTTGCTTGCCGTATCCCAGCTTTGCAGCACGCACTCCATATCCCGCCGCAAGAAGCCTTCAAAGAAGCGAATCCATTCCTTTTTGATCACGCCACCCTCGCGCGATGCGGGGCTTTGTTGGTATTGGCTTTGAAAGTTGTATTCGCCAACAGCCTCACGAATGTTTCGGTAGATTTCCATAGAGTCGCGCTCCGGATGCAAGGCCTCTCCTGCCTTGCGCACGTAGAGATGGTTTCCCAACGGGCCTTCGATGGGATAGCTCTCGTCCTGCTCGGCGATAGCAGGGAGCGATAGCATATCCCAGTGTTCGCGGTCCGTTACCTCGCCGACGAGGTCCCCCTGGTGTAGCCGCTGCATCACAATGATGATCACGCCGTTCTCTTTGCTGTTCAGCCGGCTCAAGAGCGTATTGAAGTACCACTCGTTCGCTGCCTTGCGTCGTACCTCTGAGAGGGCATCATCCGGTTTTAAAATGTCGTCGATGAGGATCACATCCGCGCCGCGGCCGGTCAGCACTCCGCCAACCGACGTTGACATGCGAAAACCCCCGACTTCCGTGATGAATTCATTCACCGATTGCTTGTCTGGAGAAAGAACCGTTCCGGGAAAGAGACCGCGATAGAACGGGCTGCTCATCAGGGTTCGGCAATCTCGCGCATGCTTGTCAGCCAGATCCTGTCCGTAGCTTACACAGATGATTTGCTTTGAGGCATCATGCCCGAGCAGCCAGGCGGGGAAGGCGACGCTGGCTGCGTGTGATTTCAAAGTGCGCGGAGGCAGGTTGATAATCAGGCGCTTCGATTTACCGGTTCGGCATTTTTCCAGGGTTGAGGCAAGCAGCTCAATGTATGGGCTGGGCATGAAGGTGGTTTGCGGGTTGAGCTCGTAGAAGGAGCGTTCGATGAAGCTCGTCAGGTCATTCCGTAGGAAGACTTGATATTCGTCTGCAGAAAATGCGTTTAAAGCACTCACTACGATTCTTCCGTCTTGGTTTTTGGGTTGGTGGATGTGGCGTCGGCGCTGATACGTTCCATGCGCCGCAGAATGTCTTGCATGACCTTTTGGTCGATCTCGTGCGGAATAACAGTTGAAACCCCCAAGTTGGCAGCCTCCTCTGACACCCGGACCAGGGAGAAGAACTCCCGCTGAGAGCGAAGGTCCCCTTGTGCTGCCTTGTTTCCCAGTTGCATCACTGCTGCCTCGAGTTTGGTGACCGTGCGGGTTCCGCGGGGTCCATTCACCCGGACGCGCTGACGACACTCTCGCAGCACAACGGTGGCAAAATTCTTCGACCCCTTGGGTCGGCCCTTCGGGTTTCCGGATTTGCCCCTCTCGAATTGGCCACTCTTCGGCGGCTTGGCGAAGCCAACCTCATACGTGACGTCACGCCCGCGCATATTGCACCTCCTTCTGAGCCGCGACCTCATTGAATCGCTTGCCCGTTTGCGCGTGGACTGCGGCTTCGCCGGTGTAATTCTGCCAGCGACGGATTGCAACATCCACGTAAACCGGATCAATCTCGATCCCATGACAAATCCGTCTGGTGCGCTGCGCTGCCATCAAGGTGGAGCCTGATCCCAAGAACGAGTCGAGAACCAGGTTCCCAGGAGCCGAGCAGTCCAGTATGGCGTCGGCTACAAGCGCCACTGGCTTCACTGTGGGGTGCAGGGCAAGGAGGTTCCCTTCCTCGCTTTGCTGTTGGGAGAGACCGCGCACTGCTGGGTACTCCCAGACATTCGTCCGGTAGCGGCCGTATTTGCCGAGCTGAATATTATTGCGGCTGCGGGTTTTGCCGTTCCGAAACACAAACACCAGTTCATGGCGGGAGCGGTAGAAGGACCCCTGGCCTCCATTGTTTTTCACCCAGATGCAGAGGTTGAGGAGGGTGTCAAAAGATTGTCCGCCGGCTGCGAGCAACTCCCGCTGATGCCTCCAGTCCATGCATACAAAGTGGACAGATCCGGAGATGGTGTAACGGGCGAGCAGGCCGAGGCTATCGGTCAAGAACTTCGTAAATTGCGCCTCATTCATTTCGCCTGAAGCCATCTTGAAGTC